GTCAAGGACCCGACGGTGCGGGTGACGAACGGCAGTTCGTACGACAACCGGGCGAACCTCGCCCCGGCATTCTTCGCCAAGATCATCACGAAGTACGAGGGCACCCGCCTCGGCAAGCAGGAGTTGCGGGGCGAACTTCTCACGGACACGCCCGGCGCGCTCTGGACCTACGATTCATTCCGCCGTCGCCCCGCTGCCGACGACTACACCCGCGTCGTGGTGGCGATTGATCCGGCCGCCTCCGCCAACGAGGAGAGCGACGAAACGGGCATCATCGTCGCGGGGAAGCGACCCGACGGCTCCTACGACGTGATCGCGGATCGCTCCTGCCGCCTCTCCCCCGACGGATGGGCGCGGCGCGCGGTGGCGGCGTTCGATGAGTTCAAGGCAGATCGGATCGTCGCCGAGGTGAACAATGGCGGCGATATGGTCGAGGCTGTCGTCCGTACCATTCGCAAGACGATCCCATATACGAAAATCCATGCGTCGCGCGGCAAGCAAGTGCGAGCCGAGCCGATTGCCGCCCTCTACGAACAGCAGCAGGTCTGGCATGTGGAAGCCCGCGACGATGTGCGCGCCGATCAATTCGACCTGATGGAAGAGCAGATGACGACGTGGACACCGGAGAGCGGCACGAGCCCCGACCGATTGGATGCATTGGTGTGGGCACTCACCGAACTGAGCGGGAAACGTCAGCATCAAGGCGTCTATGTCGATTAGGAGTTGAACCGTGCCCACACTGAAGGACCGGTTCACCGCCGCCATCAAAGCCGCCGGTAAGGCGATGCGCTTCGGCGGCATCCCCGCCCTTGCCTACGGTGCGTACGGTAGCACCCAGTACGGCTACCAATGGGGCCGGAACGTCAATTACGCGCAGGCCGTCGGCGATCCGCTCGACAACTCGATTGTCGCTGCCACCGTGGGATGGGTGGGACGGACGATGCCGGAAGCGCCGATCAGGGTGATGAAGGAAACGGCCCAGGGAGAGGAGATCGTCCCTGCGCATCCCCTGACGCTCAAAATCAAGCGACCCAATCCCTACTATAGTGGTGCGCTGATGTGGAATCCGCTGATGATTAGCTGGATCGGCGACGGCAACGCCTACCTCATCAAGGAGCGGACGAATGGCGGCGATGTACTGAGCCTCTGGTATGTGCCGCATTGGACGATGGAACCAAAATGGACCTCGCCCACCGAGTACGTTAGCTACTACGAGTACAAAGTCGATGGCGTCATCACGCGCTACGACCCGAAAGATGTCATCCATCTCCGCAATGGTATCGATCCGCGCAATACACGCAAGGGGCTATCGCAACTCAAGGCGGTGATTCGCGAAATCTACTCCGACAACATGGCGACACAGTACAGTGCGGCAATGCTCAGCAACTACGGCACGCCCGGCATGATTATTTCACCGCTCAATCCTGACCAGAGTTTTAGCGTCGAAAATGCGGCGGTCATCAAGCAGAACACCATCGAGAAGACGACGGGCGACCGCCGTGGCGAGCCGATCATCTTCCTCGATCCCGTCAAGGTGGACATCCCGGCCTTCTCGCCGCAGCAGATGAATGTGCGCGACTCGCAGTACACGCCCGAGGAGCGCATCTCGGCCGTCATCGGCATCCCGGCCATCGTCGTCGGACTCGGGGCCGGCCTGAGTCGCAGCACGTTCAGCAACACCGAGCAGGCGTATGAGGCGGCGTATCGCTCGTACCTGATCCCGGTCCAGCGGATGATCGCGGAGGAACTGACGACGCAACTGCTGCCCGACTTCGGCGGCGCGGCCGACGAGTTCGTGCAGTTCGACTACACCGACATCCGTGCTCTCCAACAGGACGAGACGGCCGTTGCGACGCGCGCGGGCGGCCTCTTTCAGCAGGGCGTGATCGACCGCGCGCGGGCCGTCACGATGATCGGTGACAAGCCGAAGACGGAAGACAAAGGCGTCTACTTCCTGGCGCGCGGCGGTTCGCTCGTCTCGGGCTCGCTCGATGATGTAGGTCCGGGGATTACCGGGACTCCCGCCCTGCCAGCGGCACCTGCAACAGCGACGCCAACGAACGGCCACGGTACCGAACGCGTGCCAGCAAACGCATAAGGAGTCACCGCGATGATGCGCAACCGGACAACGACGGGCAACATCACGACGAATACGCCCGGCGTGGGCAACACGGTCGGCGTCGATGCTCACACCTATGGGGTGGCGGGTGTCCAGGTCACGGGCACATGGACCGGCACGCTGACCTTCGAGGGCACGGTGGACGGCACGAACTACGTCGCGATGGCCGCCACGCCTGGGGTTGGCGGCAGCACCGTATCAACAACTACCGCGAACGGCCTGTGGCGCTGCAACATTGCGGGCCTACAGGCGGTGCAGGTGCGGGGCAGCGCCGCGATGACGGGCACGGCGGTCGTGACCCTCAATGCCTCGCTCGTCGGCGCGGGCGGCGTGTAGCCCCGAAATCATCGGGCATCGCTTCAAGAAAGGATCACACCGTGCCTGACACGCTCGTGATGTATGGTGGCGCGGTAAAGGCGCTTGGCGACGGGAAGGTCGGCGGCTATCTCGTGCGCTTCAGCGACGAGACGAGCCCCGACCTGACGGGCGATTATTTCACCAAAGGCACCGATTTCGATGTCGAGGATGGTGATCGCCGCAGCACGTACTACGCGCACGGCCTGGACAAGAAGATCGGCGTCAAGAAGATCGGCACGCTGACGGTCAAGAGCGATGATGTGGGCGTCTGGGTCGAGGCGCAACTGAAGATGCGCGACGAGTATGAGCAGTCCATCTATGACCTCGCCGCCAAGGGAAAACTCGGCTGGTCATCCGGTGCGCCCTCGCATCTCGTCACGCGCAAATCCATCGAGGTGAAGGGCGTAACGGTCAATGAGATTCTGACGTGGCCCATCGCCGAGGGTTCGCTGACGCCGACGCCCGCCGAGCCCCGCAACGACGCCATCGCCCTGAAATCGCTCTCCGCATTGATCGGCATGGACGATGCCGCCGATACGATCAAGGCAATATGGTCAACCGCCTTTCAAAATAACCTCCCCGACGCAAGTTTTGCCTTCATCGAGAGTGGCGGCAAGAAGGACGACGATGGCAAGACAACCCCGCGTAGCCTGCGCCATTTTCCCTACAAGGACGCCGACGGCAAGCCGGACGCCGCCCACGTCCGCAACGCCCTCGCCCGCATCCCGCAGTCCGATTTGCCCGATAGCGCGAAGGCGAGCGCCCTCACGAAGGTGAAGGCAGCCGCCAAAGAACTCGGCATCGACAGCGGCGACAGCAAGAAGCAACTGCCGGAGAACTGGTCCACGATGGACCTCCTCGCCTTTTTGGAATCCGAACTGAACGAGGACTTCGGCAGTGCGGGCAGTTACGGCCCATTCGGCGACTATTGCCCGTCCGTCTATTTCTGCGTGCGCAACCTCGTAGAGCAGCCGGTCGATTCCGTCATCTACAGCCGCTCGGACGAACCGGGCGACACCTTCCGCCGTCCCTACACGATCACCGCGTCCAATGATGCCGCGTGGGGTGACGAGGAAGAAGTCGTGCAGACGACAGTCTATGTCGCGGCGGTCGATGGTGACGAGGATGACGGCGCGCCGCCGATGATGGCGGGCAAGCATACCGCCCAGAGGGCACCCGACGTTGAGGCATTGAAGGGGATGCTCCGAGGCAGCATGACCCTCGATGACCACGCCGATGTCGTTCGAGATGCGATGTCGGGGTTTGCGACACGGCTGCAAGGTTTGGGTGATCTGAGCATCAAGGCGGGGCGCCCGATGAGCGCCGCGCGCCACACGAAGCTCAGGCAGGCGTACGCGGGAATGCGCACCGCGCACACCGCAATGGAGGGCCACCTCGAAGCGATCAACGAGATGCTGCTGAGCACCGATCCCGATGCCAAGAAGGGCATCGGCGAGGTGGAGGCGCTGCGCACCCAGTCGCTGCGTCTGCAATCCCGCCAACTGGGTATGACCGGGTAATCGTTCCCTCGACAACGCATCCGACACGGGGCCAGCCGCAGGGTTGGCCTCTTTGCGTGCCCCATGAAAGAGGTATGGAATGGCAACGAACCTTCAGGAACTGACGGACAAGATCAAGACCAATCTCAAGACGGTGGACGATTTCTGGAAGACCGTCCCGGCGGGCGACGAGATGAATGTCCCGCGCGAGAAGCGCGAGGAGATCAAGACCCTCAATCACAACATCGCGGAATGGCAGCAGGAAGCGAAGGAATTCAAGGAAGTCGCGGACTTGCGCGGCGCCAACGATGCCACCAAGTCCTGGCTCGGCCAGTCGGCGGGCAACATCCGCCACGGCAACGGTGCGCCCCTACCGGACGGCTGGGAGCGCGTCAATACGCGCGGCGAGGCGCAGGCCATCGGCAGCATCGGCGAGGCATTCACCGGCAACGACACGTTCAAGTCGTGGCACGCGATGGTAGCACCGGACGGTCGCGAGCCATCGCCGCAAACGAAGATCGAGTCGCCACCGATCGCGATCCCGAATCTCTCCGTCAAGACGCTCGTCACCTCGAGCACGACCGGCGCGGGCGTCTACACCAACACCACCGGCGGCGCGCTCGTGCAGCCGCAATACCTGCCGACCGTCGCACTGCCCTTCCGGCCGCTGAAACTGCGTGATGTCGTGACGGTGATTGAGGCGACCAGCCCGATCATCAACTACCCGAAGATCACGGGCTACACGATGAGCGCGGTGGAAGTCGCGGAGGCGACCAGTACATCCAACGGCATCAAGCCGGAATCCGCACTGGCGCTGTCGCTCGGCACGGCAATCGCCTCCACCGTCGCGCACTACATGCCGATCACCCGCCAGGCGCTCTCCGATGCCCCGCAACTGCGCGGCCTGATCGACGCCTTCCTTTTGAACGGCTTGCAGCAGCGCCTCGAAGACGAGATGATCGGCGGCGACGGCAGCGGCGCGGACCTACAGGGCATCCACGGCACATCGGGACTCTCCACGCAGGCGTTCGTCACCGACAACCTGACGACGCTCAGGAAGAGCATCACGAAGGCGCAGACCAGCCCGATCTTCGTCGAACCCTCCGCCTACCTGATGAGCCCGGTGGACGCCGAGGGCCTCGACCTCGCGACCGACAACGAGAGCCGCTTCTACTTTGGCGGCCCGTCATCGAGCAACAACTCCCGCCTCTGGAATAAGCCCGTCATCGTCTCGCAGGCGGTGCCCTCTGGCCGCGTTTACACGGGCGACTTCTCCACCGTCGTGCTCGCCGACCTGATGCAGGCACAAATGTATCTCTTCGATCAGCACTCGGATTGGGGCCTGCGCAATATCCTCGCGCTCCTGGCGGAACTGCGCGTGCT